AGCCTGCCGGCCGCCAGCGCGTCGGGGTCTCCGATGTTCCTGGAGGAGAGCGTGTCGATGCAGATCGCGTCGACGTCGTCCGTCCACCACTTGATCATCTCCTCGCACTCGTGGATCACGTTCGGCCTGGACATGAACTCCGCCGTGCCCACGTACATGCCGACCTCGACGGCGAGCTCCTCCTTGATCGCGATCGCGGCCTCACCCCAAGCCGAGTAGTCTCCACAAGCTCGCACGCGCTCGTCATCACTGCGCAGACACTGGGTCACCATGTCGAATCGGAGGTCCGCGTCGCCAGGTTCGTGACCCCCAGGGTACGCGATCCACACCCTGCGGATCTTGCCGCGGTGCGGTTTGAGCTTTGGCATCAGGTGGTCTCTGGCCCACCTCGCCGGTCCGAGATCCAGGACGGCCCTGGTGAACTGCCTCTCCTCGACGTTGCTCGCGGGCGTCGCCCACACGTCGACCGTGAGATCCTTCGTCAGCGTCGCCATCCGTCCCTCCCGCGTCTGATCACTTGGTCCACTGCCCGCCGTCAGGCGATCCAGCCGGCACGCGTGGTTGATCACCACCACCGCCACCAGATGACGCCTTTCGGCTCTTTGACTTCTCGATCTTCTCCTGCAGGTAAGTCGTCGTCACGCCGAGCTCCTTCGCCGCGGCTCTCAACTCCTTGTGTGCGGCCGCTAACTCGCTCGGATCGTTCGTCGCTCTGGCGCGATCGAACGCCGCTTCAGCTCTGCGCTCAGCCTTCAGTCTCACCTTCTCTGACAGCGCGTCATTGATGCGGGTCTCATTCGCGGCTCTCTCACGCTCCTTCGCCGCGGCGTCGATCGGACCGACGCTCTTCGTGCCGACGTCTCCAACAGGCGAGCCCAGCGCCGCGAGCGAGCTGGAGCTGACTGGCCTTGAAGTGGCATTGACTCTTTCGATCGCCTCACTCGTCGTGCGAGCGCCACTGACGGCTGCTGTCTTTCTTTGGATCTCAGCTTGAAGCGGAGACTGAGCTGAAACTTGCGTCGCTGGATCCTTGCCACGGGCGTCAGACGATCGCTTCGCGTTCAAGGCGTGTTGGGCGTCTTGCCTCTTGGCCATCCGATCGCTTGTGTTCTGATTGCTACCAGGTGTATTGTCCCTGCGTGGCGACATCATGTCGCGTTTCGGCGAACCGTCCTTGAAGTACTCACTCGATTCACGATTGCTCGCGCTAGCTGAAGATGTACCCAACCCGAGTTTGACATTGATCTGACGGTTCACGTTCTCAGTCGTGCTGACCTTACCTGAGAACTTGCTGTTGATCGCGGCAAGTTTAGCCTTGATCGCCGCCTGCTCTTCGGGTGACCGAGAAGACATGCTGAAGTTGAATGACGCTTTCCTGCCCATGACGCGACCTCCTGGGTGTGAGACTGCGCCGAATCATAGGCCGTTCACGGCCTCGCAGTCAATCGCTCCAGGATACCCCGCCGGACCATGTGGTCCTTGACCTCCCGCTCGTTCATGCCGACGCGTTGCATCAGGAAGCGGCGAGAGTTCTCGCGCTCGTTTCCTTGGTAGAGGTCAGGCATTGCCTCGGGGAACGAATTGCCGATCGGCCACTGCGCCATGGCCGAGACGTCCCGGTCGCTGAGGGTCAGGACCTCCCTGCGCCGGCCGGTCGTGAACCCCACCGCCTGCAGGTTCATGACCCAGCAACCCAGGCGCACCAGGGCGCACCCGAGCCTCACCTTCCACGTCCCCGTCAGCTCGACGTCAACCTGCATCTCCAGGCTCATCCTGGAGCTCCCGATGACATCCGCCGTGTCGACCACCACCTTGCCCGTGCCGCTCATGACTGCTCCTTCCGGCGCTCTAGCGCCCTCTTGGCCTCAGCGTCCTGCGCCGCCGAATGCTCTCTGATCTTCGCTGCGTACTCCGCTGGCGAAGCCACAGCAGACTCCTTGACCTCACCGTACTGCCCAGCCCTCAGCTTGCTTAGCAGGAACATGCCGAGCTGCGGGTGGTGCACGACCTCCTCGCCGACTCTCACGCCCTGCTGGTAGATCGGCCGGATGTGACCGTTGATCGCGCGGTTCATGAGGCTCTGCTCGAGGTTGTCGATCTTGGACCGCCATATCTCGTCCCACGCGTCGGCGAAGTCTTGATCAGCCTCGCGCCACCTGTACACGGTCGTGCGGTGCGACCCGATATCAATGGTGGCTTGCGTGACCGAGCCGGTCTTGGCGAACGCCCTCAGCCAGTTCATCTTGCGTTCGGCTGAGTCGGCCGGGTTCTTGGGCTGATAGTTGAAGGTCACGGGACACCACTGGCCCCGCTTGTTCTGACGGTACTCGCGCCCGTTCTTGCGTCTAGTTTCTTTGGATGCAGGTCGCGGCGTCGACTTTGGCGCAGACTTCGATGCAGATTTCGATCCCGATTTTGGCGTTGGTTTCACCCTACTGCGTCCGACGATCTTCAACTTCTTCTTTCCCTTCATGGCTTGACTCCCGCACGGGTTTCACCCACCAATAGGGGGGTATATACTGTATCAAGTGCAATATGTGTATGTGTAGGTATAAGGATATCCCACCTCCAGATCACACTATATACCCCCTACTCTTTGGTTGAAACCCCCTACCTGTCGCCGATCATGTCTTCCTCTCCTGGGTGCGGCCCGTCTGCTTAGCGACCTGTCTGATCGCCTCCGCTAGGACGAGCGCCTCGCGCCAGTGGATGTTGATACTCCACAGAATATCATAGACCGAGTCGTTCGTCGGCCTGATGCGGACGTTCAGATATGTGGCCTCGCCGGGCGTGATCTCCGCGTCGTTGACCCTCATGATCCGCTCTCCTTGTTCTTCTTGCTTTGCTTGTCGCCGAACCGCGTCTTCAACAAGTGCCTGAGCGCGTTCAGGTCGAAGTTCGACGCCGTCGATTCGGACGCGTTCGTCGTGAGGTCCTCCGGCTTGACAAAGATCTGCCCGCCCTTCGTCTTTCCAGGCGGGATCTTGCCCGCGACCTGGGCGACGTCCCTGGCCGATGGCCTCGGCTCTTCCCGCAGAACGCCGGCGTCGAATTGACCCTCGTACTCCGCGCGGAACATCGCCTCGTCGACCTTGTTGGCGAACTTCCTCAGCCCCCTCATCATCGCTTCCGCCTCAACGCCCGGATCGATGTCAATGACCTTGTACAGGCCGGGCCTGTCGGGGTCCGGCACCGTCCTGCTGTTGAAGTGCCGCGGCGGAGTCTGGAAGTTCGGCGACTTTGGCGGTCCAAAGGACGGTTTCAGATCGGTAGGAATTCGCAGCTTAGGCCAGTCTTCCGGTTGGTGCCTATACTGACCGGATTCCGACGGCATCTTATCGGGTCTCGTTCCACCGCCAGTCGCATTCGGGCCCGCCACTATCTCGCCGGTATCGAGGAACGCCCAGACGCATCCCACCTTGAGGAACGGATGAAGGCTATTCCCGCATGCGACGCATATTCCTTCAGGACCCGAGCAGTAGATCGGCACTCCCTGCTTGCCCTCGCCGAGCTCGTCAAGCTTCTTCTCCAGCTGCTTGACCATACGGTCAAACAGACGATCAAACATCACGTTCCGCTCGGCCGGGCTCATGTCGATGACTGCCTCAGTCAAGATGTCCATGCTGACGCCCACGATGAATCTGCTTGTGTTCGGTCTTGGATAGCACTTGAGATTCCAACCGCCGGTCAGCTCGTTGAACGTCGTCTCCGTCACGATGTCGTACTTGCCCGTGCCCGCCATGACTCAGCTCCCTTCCTGGGGGTGGTTCAACCCTCGGTCTTCGTCAGTCTGACTCCTGCACTCGGCTGCCACGCGTGCTTCGCCCTCTTCTGCACCATGACGAACCCGAGCTCACCTGGCCACACGTCCACCTCAACGTCGCCCTCGTCCGCGCTGGAATACCGCATGCGCTGCTCCTGACTCACGACTGGGTCCACTTGTACATGTTGACGATCGCCTGCACGAGCCGCTCGTCGGACCCGGGGTACACGTACCTGCCGTCCCTGCGCTCCTCCATGCTCCAGCACATGTTGATCGGCACGAAGTACTGGCTGAACTGCATGACGCTCGATATCTGCCGGTACGCCGAGTTCACGCGGGCGCACTGCTCCCTGGAGAAGGCCTCGCCGCGGTCGTGGCGGTCGAGGCACTCGACCGAGTACACGTTCTCCGGCGCGCTAAGCACCACCATCGCTCCGCCGACCCGCGCGAATTGGGCGACGACCTCGCCAAGCTGGTCCCGGGTGAGGTTGGACCTCCCGCGCAGGACCGTGCCGTACACGATCTCGCTGAGGAAGTTCCTGTCGCAGATCGTCGCGCGCTTCATGCGCTTCATGCACTGAGCGTGCATGTCCGCCGACTCGGCAAGCCCGAACGCGTCGGTCCCGCACCAGGGCATCTCCTTCTTCAGCCTCTCGATCAGCGTCGTCTTGCCAATGAGGTCCGGTCCTTCAATGATCAACATGTCTTTGCTCGCTTTCAGTCAAACGGCCCGCCGGGTGTCTCCGTTCTGTATTCCCGGCGCGACCGGAGAGATCTCAGTCAATGACGTACTTTAGGTCCCATGCCGCCCTGAGAGCAGGCGACACCCTGTTGCTCGGCCTCACCAGTAAGCCGGACCCCGCCGCCTCGTTCATCTTGTTCGTCAGGCGGGCGGCGCACACCTCGCCCGCGTCTCCGATCGGGTTGCCGGGCGCGAACACACGGACGGCTCCAAGGCTGGGGTCAGCGGTTATTTGCTCGAGGTGCAGGGCATCCTTGACATTCCACTCCCGTGAGGACCCGTAGTCTCCGCGCGGGTCGTATCCGTTGAAGAACCTCCCCGGCGTCTTGGTGCCGATCTCTGGCTTGAGCCTTGGCACGCTCTCGTCAAAGTCAAGGACTTTCACCTCGTCCTTGTCGTACAAGTGCAGGGAGCCTACGCAGTGGGTGTACGAACCGACCCTTAGATATAGACGGTGCGCGATGAGAGCCTGGATGCTGGTGAAGCAGAAGACGTCATATGGCATTCCCAACCACACGTCGTTCGACCGCATGTACGTCACGCAGTCGAGCTTGGGTCCGAGGTCCCCGCTCTTCTCGTCGTTCGACTGGATGAACTGGAGCGCGATCGTGCACGGCACATCGTTCCACTCGCCGACGATTGACTCTACGAGGTCTCGCCCGTCCCACAGCGACACGAGCGCCCGCCGCGTGTTCGGCTCCAGCCGCATCAGCTCGATGACGCCGTGAATCTGATCTTCCAGCCCGTGAGCTGGACGAGCGAGCCGCTTGTTCGCACGTTCTTTTGATTCTACGAAGGCCGATTGGCGAACAATACGGTTTCCGTACGCACCCATCGCGTGACCGGTAGACTCTTGCGGGTTGGCGAACCGCTTGTACGAAGGCGCGTACCGGCAGAGCATCTCTACGCTCGACTCGCCGGAGAGGTACCACAGCAGCTCGGCGCACGCGTACGCCGGGTCCATCCGCCGCACTTCCGATACGAGCACGTTCGCATCGGCATTGACGAGCTTGCCCGCCCAGCCGACGATTTCCTTGGACGCGCCGGCGCGCGACTCCCTGGGGGAGCCCAGCTTGTGCACCTCCCGCACCGCGCAGTTCCACATACCGTTGACCGACTCAAACTCCTGAATCATCTGATCTTCCTTTCGTCTCTCGGGGTGTTTCTGAATTGCGTTCTTTGCTAGACCTATCGACGGGGTCGCGACATCATCCAGCGCGTCACGATCTTTCGAGTGGTTTCGTCCCTCATACCAGACTGTAGAGAGGCAAGCTTCGACTTCATCACAACGGGCACGCCCGCAGCAAGGAGGACGTGCACACCGTTCATGACTTCGTTCAGCTCCTCTCCGATGATCACCCCGCGTATCCGCATGGAGTTCGCGATCAACGGGGCGCAGTAGGGGCACGGTGCGAGGGTGGTGTACATGAGACACGGCTGCTGGTTGTACCCGTCACCGAGATTCGCCTTGATGAGCGCGTTGGCCTCGGCGTGCGCCGCTCCGGACACGCCCGTGCCCATCTGAGCTCCCGGCTCCCTGGGGACGACGCTGCCGTGGTCGAGTCCGGACGCGGCGCCGTTGTACCCGAGCCCCAGGACGGCCGAGCAGTCGACCGGGAACACGATCGCCCCGACCTTGATCCTCGGGTCCGTGCCCAGGGACCTGAGCCCGTCGCCGAACTCCGTCATCACTTCGAGCTTCTTCAGGTACCTCATGAGTTGGTCTTGCATTGCGCTATCTCCCTGGCTACGTCCTTCTCGTCCATCCCGCTCGCGAGCATTGGCAGGTGCTCCTTGGACAGCGGGTGGCCGTCGAGCTCCCTGTGCGACACCGTGCCGACGAACACCAGCTTGCCGCCCTCCGCGCCCATCGTCTCCGCCAGCTCCATGGCCCCGCCGAGCATGTCGGCCTTTGGTATCGGCACGACGACCTTGATCTTGACGGGCATAGTCTTGCCCACGATCGCCTGGTAGAGCTGCCTGACGTACCTCAGGTAGCTCGCCCTGTCGGACTTCAAGCGCTTGAACTCGTCCATCGAGTCCATGAGGAACTCGACGGAATCGCTGGAATCTGTCCTGGTGACGGTGATCATGGCTTCTTCCTGCGAATCACCTTCGGCCTGTCAATGCGCGCTCCATTTGTCGGCTTGAGGAGCCAGACATTATTGCGGGACGCGTCGGGATACTTGGGTGCTAGGAAGCATGACAGGACATCGTGGTCGTAGTAGCGGTGAAGCTCCTCGTACAGACCTCGCTCATGCGACGTCATGACCTTCTTCAGGTCGTTCCAAGAAGCAAAGGTCCCGAACCGTCTTTCCACCTTCCAACAGCCCGACTCCTCGATCAGGTCCGTGAGTTCTTGGACGGTGTACTCCTTGATGTGGTTGGCCGCCATCTTCCGGCCGTTGTACACGGGGGTCGACAGCAGGAAGTTCGCGTCGGAAGAGCACAGGGCTCGCACCGCCCCGAGGAGCTTGAGTCCGTCCCTGCGGTGCATGTGCTCAATGACCTCGAAGCATGTTACGAGGTCGAACCGCCTGCCGTACTTGGCCGCAAGCTCCTCGTGGTCGTCGATGAAGTTGAACTCATCCTCGACGTTCGTCCACGCGGTGCCCGGCTTCTTCTGGATCTTGTTGAGGTCGACCCCAACGTAGATCTGCGGTACGCTGGACACTGATTTCGTTAGCTGCCTTGCCATCGGGCACTCTTGGCCGCATCCGATGTCGAGGATCCTGGTCTCGCCTTGGTGGACATAGGTAGTCGCGTATCCCCAGCGGAAGAAGTGAGCGGCGTAGTCGCGGTGAACGACCTTGCCGTGATGAGTGGACTTGAGCTGAGTCTGATCAAACCTGCGATCGAGATTCTGAAGGCGCTTTCCTGGTGCTGTGTACGTCATCTGATAATTCCTTTCTGAGTTGTTTCTCTTGAGAACTGACTGATGGTATCTACCTGAAGATTTTTCACCCAAGTACTTCCTTCTTCACGTAGTCTACCTTCGCGATTTCGAGCTCCGTCCTCACCTTCGCGACGATCATCTTCTTGGTCCATCCGTTCATTGGCCCCATCGTCGAGCCTCTGAACACGTAGTCGTCGGAGTACGCGTCTAGCGATCCCTCGATGGAGAGCACGCTGGTGTGGGACGCGTACCTCATGGCCGCCGCGATCGTCTCGTACTTGAAGTGATACTCGTCCCGCAGGATCCTAGCCATGCACGCCCGCACCGAACAGAGGAACTTCGCGCGGTTGCCGTGGTCGTAGAACATCTCCTGGAAGGGGATGAGCTTCCTCACTGCGGCCTCTACGATCGCCTTCGCTATCTCCCTCTCGCTCGGTGCGTCGGGCATGACTCAACTCCTTTGCAGGTAAGCGTTTAGAACAGCCGATCACAGCAGATGGGAACGACGTGGAACTGATCGAATAGCTCACGCGGGGACAGTGAGAACTCGTTTCCGAAGTCGCTCCTCATATGGTAGCGAACGATCTCTACCGGCTTGGTCCCATACTTGACGTCAAGCACGGTCGCGTTGCCCATGCGCCTGCCGTCCATAGTCGCCACTTGGTCTCCGACCTGCAGCTTAGCACACCGCACGTTCTCGGGCGTCACCGCGCTGAACACCGGCGGTACGTATCCCGGACCCTTTCCCCGGTCCCCGGAGTGGTTCCTGACCGACTCGGCGACGTTCGACTTGGTCATGTTCGACTTGTGGACCTCATCGAACACGTGACCAAGCGGCACGTCATAGACGACAGCCGTGCCGACGACGACGTATTCCAGGTCCGCGAGTCCGTCAGCGAGATCCTCCTGATCCGAAGCAGCGAGCGCCGCGATCACCTCGCCGAGCTCGCTCGCCATGAGCTTCGCTCGCAGCAGCCGCGGGTCCGCGTTTCCGCCGTCCGAGTATCTCTGCCCGAGCTCCTCGGCGAGGCCGTCGAGCGTCGACGCGGTACTCATCAGGACCTCATCAGCGTCAGCCGAACGGTCCGTCTGGTTGCCGATGCCGCCCTCGAATCTCGCCGATCCGTACTTGCGTTGGAATTGGGCAACTTGCGCTTCTCTGAAGCTCGTGAATCCTTGCGATCCTTCCATGACTTCGACTCCTTGCTGCCGCCAACCATCTGCTTCCAGATAGCAGCGACGTCGCTGCGGACTTCGTATACTGCCGATGGGCGTCCGCCTGCCCGATTCGGTTCAGTCTGTCCTGATGCCGACACAATGCCGACGATCAGCATGTCCTCGATCCTCCTGGAGACCGTCGTTGACGGTACCCCACAGGCCTCAGATATGTCCTTCCTCGTGGCCCTGCCACCCATCGACATCATCGCCCCGACTATGTCGGAATCGAATCCGCAGACGGTGTCGAACGCGACCTTGCTCACTAATTCCATCTCGTCGCCCCTGCCGACCTCGCTGGATCCGTTGATCCACGCCACGATGCGGACGATCGTCCCGAGCTGCTTGATGACGCGGTTCGGGGACTCCGGCGTGGGCTTGTACTGGGGATCATTGAGGCGCTGGTCCCTCTCGACCTGCGTGCGCATCGCTGCCACGAGCTTCGCGCAGCTCTTCAGCCTCTCCCGGACGTCCCCACCCGCCGGTATGCTGGGCAGCTCGTCGATCGGCGGCAGCTTATTCTTGAGGTACGCCGCGACGGTCTTCTGCAGTTCCTTGCTTGACTCGGCCTCTCGCCCGATGCTGTCGAGGGCCGAGTCCATCTGGTCGTCGATCATCCTCTCGGTCGGACTGCTCAGTCGGAACTTCAGGAACCTCTCGCCCATAGCCGACTCGCGGTGCTTGAGGATCGCGGTCGTGACGCCGGCCAGGAGGCTGAACTGGCAGTCCTTATAGTGCCTCTCCATGCCGTTGCCGAACGTCTTGTCCACGTAGCCGTCAAACGCCCCACGGAGAGTCGAGTAGATCTCCTTCTGCTGGACGTCCGGCAGACTCAGCACCTCTGTGAAGTCCTTGGCGATGAGAGTCTTCCCCTTCAGCTTCGGGATCAGGCTGGGATCCTTCTCCCCTTCACCGCGGAACCCGCTCACGAGGCACTTCGGGGTCACGGTGGACCTGAACACACACCTCTTGGAACCGACCATGCCGGTGAGCAGCTCGGTCTTGCCGATGCCAGCCGGCCCCATGAGGTACGTCCACACGGGCGTCGACTTGACGTCGTTGCTGAACACCACCGCGCAACAGTACTTGATCGCCATTTCGAACTCTGCGTCGATGAGCAACCGACCTTTGAACGCATCGATGACGTCGTCGAACGTTACACCGTCCGGCAGTTCCTCGTCTCGAAACTTGCTCGAAGCGCTCTCGCCTGGGTGCCCTCCAGATCCGTCCCCGACCTCACGCCGTGGATTGGGCCTCGCGAGATTCATCAAGTTCTTGAACGCCTGCGTAGCCCCGACTTCCTGAATCTCATTCCTGGCAAAGTCCCGGAAGTCGAATCCGTCCGGTGACGTCTCGGGCCAGCACACGTGCTCTACGCTGGAGGCCACGTTGAACAGGGCCCTATGAGCCTTGATCTGGCCACGATCTCCAGCGTCGTCCGCGTCGTACACGGTTACCACCCGCTTGCCCGCAAACAGCTTGATCCATTCGGGCTTGAACACGGTAGCTCCGGGGACGGCGACCACCGTGCCGTCGATCCCGGCGTCCCGCAGCAGCCACCGACCGGCCAGGCCGTCCCACTCCCCTTCCATGAGCAGCACAAGTGACCCCTCATGGGCCACAGCGAGTCGGTCGGCACCCCACAGCTGGCTCTTGCAGCCGGCCGTGCTCATCATCTTCCGGCCGTCGTACCTCCTGATGTCTCTCACCGTCCCGGTCTCCGAGAAGCACGGCACGAGCCATTCGCCGTCCCTAAACCCGACGCCGGCGTCTCGCAGGACGCCCGCAGGTATTCCGCGAGCCTTGACCAGTTCGGCCATGGCCGAGCGGGTCGTCTCCTGGGCGGAGATCTGGGCGATTTTGGTGAGGAAGCTGATGGCGTTGCCAGAGCTGTCGCACACCTTGCAGTCCCACGTACCTCGCTTCGGGTTCACGAAGAAGTGCTTCTGCTTGCCGCAGAAGGGGCAGTCTCCGACCCAGTTGCCGGACTGGCCGGAACCCGGGCGGAGTTCGACCCCGTGCGAGTCGAACGGTCTTATCTCCTCAGGGAGTTTTGAGTCTCTGTTGGTCATATCTCTACCTTCGTCTTGTCGCTCCAGCGCTCCGTCACCCGATCTACGTCAACCTTGACGGGCAACCCTATGTGCCCGCCGTGATCGCTCATCAGCTCCTTGATCTTGGATATCAGCGGTCTCGAGACGTGTCGTCTCTTGATCTCGAATATCAGTTCGTCGTGAATCGTCAACAGGATTCTGGCGTCGAGTCTAGTCTCACGGAGGTACTTCGCGCACCTGCGCATGCCGCCCTTGATCAGATCGGCCGCTGCGGACTGCACGACGTGGTTGATGATCCTGTACGCGTGCCACGGGTCGACGCATAGGCGGCGACCGAACGGATTGATCACGTAGCCGTCTCTCTTGCCCATCAGCTCGATCTCGCGCATCCGGCGCACAAGGTTGGGAAACGACCTGTCGTACCCCCCGAGGATCTCGACGGCCTCGGGCCTGGTCACGCCGATCCACCTCATCAGGGCGAGCGGTCCGCCTCCGAAGATCTTGGTGAACGTCACGGCCTTGGCGCGCTTGCGCGCGATCTTCTTGTCTACCAACTTCTCAAGGTCGGTGATGCGGTAGTTGCATTCGACAAGCTTCTCGGTGATCAGGCCGTCGTCGTCGGTGTCCAGGATCAACCGAGCTATCCTGCGGCCCATCTCGTTGCCCTCACCTCCCCACACTTTCTCAGCAGTCACGCCGTGAATGTCCTGGCCGTTGCGGATTGCGTTCTGGAGATCCACCTCGCCCGAGATGTCGGCGAAGAGGATCACTTCAATTTGCGAATAATCCGGACAGTACCAGCAGTAGCCTTCCCTGGGCACGAACACTTGGCGGACGTCCACCACGAACTCAGCGGCGATCGAGCTGGTCGTGTCAGGATCGGACACCTGTTGCAGGTTCGGCTCGGAGCAGGAGTAGCGGCCAGTGAGGGTTCCCCACTGCTTGAAACCGGGGTGCAGGATCAGTTGGTCAGTCGCGTCGCGCTCCGCGAGCCGGCGATACTTGTTGAAGAATAGCTTGAGGGCCTGAGAGTTCGATCGCACCCGCAGTACGTCCTGAACGAGCGGATTTGACCGATGCGGCGCAAGCGCTTCAGCATCGGTCTTTGGCTGGCCGCCCTTGGTCCGCTTGAGGACCGGCAGCTTGCCCTTCTCGGGGACCATGCCGCCCTCCCCGAACAAGAGCTTCGCCAGCTGCTTCGTCGAGTTGATGTTGAACTCGGGGTTTCCGGACGCTAGGATCAGCCTCGCGTTCGACTCGCCGATCATCTTCTCACAGGTCTTCCTGCACTCTGCCATCCTGTCCTCGTCGACCACGACTCCGCGGGTCTCCATCTCCATCGTGATCGGAAACAACTCCATCTCGGCCTCGTACGTCCCGCGGACATCCAGCTCGTCCATGGCCTGCTCGTACATGAGTCCGAGCGTGATGGTCCTCCTTGCGTCGAGCACGGCGTACGTCTCGCATACGTCGGGATCAAGGCCGACCTCCCTCGCCTCCCTGGGGTGGAGCTGGCTGAGCGTGCGCGGCATCCAGTAGTCCGATTCGACGTCGTCGGCCACGTGGTACCCGAGGCGCTTTGCAAGCCGACGAGCCTTGATCACCGCGGCCTTGAGTTCGGTCTCGTCGTCGACAGGTATGCCGGCGTACTTCTTCGACAGCGGCTTCAGCATGTAGCTGAACTCGAGGTTGTTCACGGCCCTCGCCATGAACGACACCTCCTCGATGGTGTCGAGCGGCACCTCGATCCCCACGGAGCCGAGCATCAGACAGTCAAACTTGCCGTTGAAGGTATACTTACGCACGTCCGGGTCGCAGAGGACCGATCGGACATCCCTGATGTCGGAGACCGATATCCGCGGCATCCGCGTCCGCGGGTTCACGGTCCACTCCCAGTATCGGTGCTCACCGTTCGGCCAGTAGACCGACAGCGCGAACGGCCGGTCGCCGGTCCAACGGTTCAGGCCGGTGGTCTCGGTGTCGAACGCCAGACAGTCGCCCGCGCGACGGCGACGGTGCCCTGACGTCCGAACCGGCAGCCTCCTGAATGACTCGACGACCTTACCCATTGAGCTGCTTCTCCAGGAAGGCAATTCGCCGGCGAATGTCGATCATCTGGTCGGCGGTAACGTGAGCGCGCCTTGCGGCCTTGGCGACGATCAGCAACACCGCTCCGACTTCGACAAGGCATCTCGCCGTCGAGTCCGGCTGCCTCTCTTCTATCTTCGAGAACAGGGCGACCATCCTGTGGACCTCGTACAGACCCGATCCCACGGAGTGAACCGCGGCGGGTTCTGGCGGCTGAGATTGGACTTGATCTTCCGGCATTAGATTCCCTTCCAGTTTGACGCAGCAGGCCCTCTCCCTCCTGGGAGGGATCGGGTGAGACGCGTCGCGCGATCGGCCGCTGTTCGCCGGGTTCTACGCCCCGGTACTCTGGTCTCCACATTCACGGCTTGACGCGATAACAACGAAGCAGACTGAGTCTGCGACCGCGCTTCACGCTTCAGTCAACAGCGAACTTCAGATCGTCGACGTCGACGATCACGAGTGAGTCGAATCCCTTGGCGCGAATGTGGGCCTTACCGGACTTGATCTTCTCGACCACGCCGGACTTGCTCTTGCCCTTCGACTGGAAGATGACGACGTCGCCAGCCTCCATGACACGTTCCTCGCCATCGCCGTCTTCTTCTCCTTCTTCTTCTTCTCCTTCCTCTCCTTCTTCTTCTCCGCCGATCTTCTCGATCTCGTCGAGGGCCATGGTGATCTTGACCTTCGAGTTGTCGGGCTTGATGACGGCGTTGTCGTCCTTATCGAAGGAGACGATCTCACCCTCGAGAGTCTTCTTACCGTCCTTCCAGCTAACACGGTCGCCGACGGCGACCTCCTCACCCTCGGGGTCCTCGCCGCCGTCCTCGTCCTCGTCCTTGCCCTTGCCCTTCTTGGACTCGGACTTCTCAGACGGCTTGGCGTCGGACTTCTTGCCACCAGACTTGAGCACATCCTCGGGGTCGACGAGGTCGTCGGAGTCGATATTGACCAGGGCGTTCAGGTACATATTTGTGTACCCGTCCTTCTCGCGGACCTTGCCGGCGCAGACCGTCTGGGCCTCCACGAGCGTGTCCATGATCTCCTGGATGTCGCTCTCAGTTTCGACGCTCGTCTCGTCGAGGTCGACCCCCATGGTGGCGAAGATGCGGGCGAGCCACACGATCCGATCCTCCGCGAGGGAGAGCCACATGGTGCAGATCTTGCCCTTGTCGCCCTCGTCCTCGCAGTCTCCGACCACGCAGAACTTCATCATCACCTGGCGCTGGCCGCCGAAGTCCCCGATCGTGCCCGAGACGATCTGGAAGTTGTACTTACCCGCGTCGAGCGGGATCGCGTCGCCAAAGGAGTTGTCCTTCTGCTCCTTCCGCGCCTTGTTCCACAGACCTGAGATGTCCACTGGCTTGCCCTTCTTTGATGAACCCATGACTGACTGTCCTTTCTGATTCCTAACCAAACTCGGGCCTGGCCGACGCGGCCCGACCCATCATCACTGAGATGCGATCACGAGATCGCGTCTCACTTCTTCCTGATCTTCACGCGCTTGCGGCTGTCCGATCCGCCTTTGGATTCTGCGCCGCCCCGGGACTCCTTGTATTCCTTGAAGTTCTCGTACTCCTGCTCGTTGTTGAACGCGGCGAGGAAGTTGCGCATGGCCTCCTTCGGCGACTCGCCCATGTAGATCTCGCGCACCCGCCGACCGTCCGGCGTCATGAACCGACCGTCGATCCGGTGGCCGGCGCCGGTGATCTCGTCGCCCTGCACGACCATGATGCGGTCCTCGCCGGAGTAGTCCCACGCGAACCACGCGTCGCACTTCCCGTTGAGGATCTCCTCGGCCCTGGGCGGGAGGTTCGGCACGAGCCGCTCGATCTTTCCGCCGGCCCGGGTGTTCTTCTCCTTCCACTCGGCGTGCGAGATGAACACGAGACCGCACTCGGCGTCTCGCTGCAAGCGCAGCAGGCGGTTCACGGCGTCCGTAAACTCGTCCCGCAGATGGTGCCACGCCCTCGCGTACCCCTCCTCGCTCGGGTGGTCCACGCCGAACTTCCGGCACGTGTTCTGCTGGCACATCTGGTACCACTCTCCGGCGCCATCGACGATGATCCTCTGATACGGGAACGACTCGCCGGACAGGACCATGCCCTCGAGCTCGACGAGGTGGCCCTTGAATTGCTTCCAGCTCTTCACCAGGGTCTCGCGGATCTCGTAGGCGAGCTGCGGCTTGTCGAACTGTAGAACCAGCTCCTCGCAGCCCTCGATGGACCACGCGGTCTTGCCGATCTTCTTCTCACCGGTGATGAGGTACGCGTAGTTCCACGGATTGGTCACCGGTGAGCTCCGCTCCCTGGGAAGGGTTCTCAAGGCCGGTTCCGACCGCTCCCCACCGCCCTCCGCTCCTCCGTCCTTGTCAGCCCTCGACTTCAACTTGACAGCCATGCCTAAATCCTTTCTCCTGTTCAATTCCAGGTACTCGTGCGCCGCGTACTGGGGGTCGTTGAGAACCGCCCTTAGATCGAACGCGCTGTCTCTTTCCGACTCTAGCTCGATCTCCCCTACCCAGTCGTGCAACGCCCCATTGAGTCCTGCGCGGGTGACGTCGTCGATTGCTCCCCAGAGGACGTGCTTTCTGAGACTGGACCAGGCCCTCCCGACGCCATCTCTCTGAGTCCCTTCAGCAGGGCCTCCTTGCGCTGTTTCACCTCGTCGACTGTCGCCGCGCAATTCTTGCAAGCCGGCACGAACGGTGCGAACACCGACTTGCACACGGGGCACTGCCATCCCTGCCTTACCGATGATCCGGGTATTCTGCACATGATCATCTCCTTCCGTTCTTAGTGAGACCATGTGTTGTCGGCCCCCACAGCTTGACAACGTCGCCCTTCAGGTCTCCGTCCCTCATCACGTACGAGATCCTGAATTGCTGGAGGGCGTACGCCTCGTCGTGCCCGGCCTTCCTGAACTGCTCGAGAGCTGCTTGCCAGACCGACTGGTTCGACCTCCTGGAGGAGAGTGCATCACGGGCTCCCTTCTCGCCGACCCCACGGCACCCCTTGTAGCCGTCGGCCGAGTCACCGGCCAAAGCCAAGACGGCATGCTCGATCTCGGCGCGCTCTGCGTCTACGCTGACTATCTTCGGATTTGGATCCGACGGGTTGTAGTGGCGCCCTGGGACCGTGAGCATGTCCTTGTCGTTGCTGACGATCACGCCGCGGTCCTCAAACTCTCCCGTCATCAGGATGCCGAGGACGTCGTCGGCCTCGAGCCGCGGCTTGCGCTCTAGCCGGTACACGAGCCCGAGGGCCTCTATCACGTCGCCGTATCCGAGGGGCTTCTTCTTGCCGGCCCTGTTTGCCTTGTACGTCTCACAGATCCGCTTGCGCCAGTTCTCCACTGAGCCGGCGGCAAGGACGATGTCGGTCGCCCCGATCTCCCTGGAGGCTTGCTCTACGCGCTCGACGGCCCTATTCAGAGCGGCGCGCTTGTCGAGGGTCCACGTGTACTCGTCGCCAACGCGCTCCTCGACGGTGCAATCGGCGCAAGCTTGATACACGATGATCTCGGCGTCAACGAGGGCGACTGTTTCGCGCTTGTTTTGCTTTCTTGGTCTAAACTCAACGCGCTTGGGCCCCTTTAGATCCTTCCGCTCCTTCTCAGCGGGTGACATGCTGGATCTCTTGGCTCTAGTCAGTCTTGCCATGGCGCCACCTCCCATTCTTGAATTCGCACGGTCACTTGATGGTTGCGCTCTAAAGCCGCGACGTACTCAGTCGGCCGCGGAGCTACCCGGAAAGTGTCGCAGCCAAACTCTTGCAACACATCGCTTCTTTGGCATCTTTCGACAATGATCCACGCAACTCCACTGTGCTTGATCTTCTGCCCGATGTCGTACTTCATCTGCGATTCCTCCCAAACTTCTTAGAGTCGTCGAGGCGGTGTCCGAGCGCCCACAGCCCGATGCCCACGGCGTCCCACGCGTGTGACTCGATGGGGTTTCCGCGGCCGTCCTCGGCCCCGATCGCCGCCGCAATCCGCCTCGCGACGAGCTCCTTCTTCATGTTGCCCTTCCACTCGCTCACGCGGGCGAACTTGGTCTTGATGTTGAAGCAGTCGGCCGTCCTCTTGTGCATGCCGCACATGAAGTACAACATACCCAGCGACTCCTGGGCGGCGGCGGCGTGGCCGACGGCCGACCCGGGCCTGAACTCGGGCATCTCCATGACTTGCAGGTCAATTCCAGAAGCGGCAATGACACTGACCGAGAACTTCTGCATCATCGCGCTCGCCCTCTCCTCCCAAGGAAGCTTGAGTTCCGCTGCATTCATCTCGATCACACCGACGGCGTGCGGAGCGACCATCTCTCCGCCGACGGCGGCGTCGTGCCAGACGGCCCAGCCAAGAGCGTTGAGTCCGGTATCTACAGCGACCAAGTTCACGATATGCTTACGCACTTCTCATCCTCCTGGCAGCGGCGAGCATCCGCGAGTTGAACACGGCCGCATTGATTCGCTTGTCGGTGAGGGCCTCGACGACGTCCTCGTCGATGGTCCCCTCGGCGATCAGGTCGACGATCAGAGCCGGTCTCGGCTTCTTCGGGTGCACGATGCGGTCCTCGAGCTGGGCCCTGACCTCGTAGTCGAAGTAGTTGCTCACGACGATCGCGACCTCGGCCTCGCTCAGGTCGACGCCCATTTTGAGGCACTGCGGCTGGGCGATCAGGACCCGGGTGCGGCCCTCCTTGAACTTTGATATGACGACCTCGCGGTCCGCCGGCTTGACGCCGCCGTTCACGACGGCGCACGTGACTCCGGCACCGCGGAGCGCCCTGCGAACCGCCTCGAGCTCGGCCGTGAACCTCGCCCACACAACGACCTGCTGGCGCCTGAACTCTCCCTGGGCAAGCTCCACCACCTCGGACGTCTTCGCGTCGTGCTCGAATCCCTCAAACGTGCCGCCGGCGAGCTGGTGCTCCCACCCCATCGCCGTCAGCGAGTTCATGGTCAGCCGGTCTCCGACGGAGAACTCTCTGCGGGCCCTGCGCATCTCGATCATGACGCGCTTGGGCAGCTTCACCCACCGCTTCTGCCGCAGCTTGCGGTCCGCCATGCCGGCGTCGCGGCGGCGGAGAAAGAATGACCTGGAGTCCACCTCGCGCTTCAGTTCGACCAACGACGGGCCCTTGACCGACCATGTGAACCGTCCGGGCTGCATGTTCCGCGAGCGCCACGACCAGAAGTCACGGCACCGCATGAACTCGCCGCCCCCCAGGAACAGCATCTGCGTGACGTAGTCCTCCGGTCCCTCAGGGTTCGGCAGGCCGGACAGGATCGCGCGGTACCGTGCCGACGAGAGCCAGTCGAGCGCCGCCCTGGTGACCTTAGCCTTCGGATTGCGGATGAACGGGGACTCGTCAAGGATGACGAGGTCCCAAGGGAGCTTGACCCACTCGCTCGGTCGCGCTACGCGGCCGGACATGGCGAGGAGTCCCTCCTTGTTGATCAAGTACCACTTGTGATCACGGCCGGCGCTGACGACAGCGGCCTCGCGCTCCTCCTGGGAGCCGGTGATCTCGCATGCCTCGATGCCCTCAAGGGCGAGTTCGCGCCTCCAAGAAGGGATGACACTGAGGGGGGAGACGATCAGGGCCTTGTCGACGTCAGGGCGGGTCTCAGCCCAGCGGACGGCGCACAGCGACTTGCCGAGCCGCATCTCCATGAAGGCCGCGACCGCCGATCGGGTTTTAGCCCATCGGAGGAACCGCGCTTGGTGCGGCATGAGTTGGCGGCGCATCCCGCGCATCGCTGGCTCCGTCGATTCGGTGACTCCGGGTCGGTTTCTGACTGATCGGTCGGGAATAGTCCCGCCGGACCGGCCAGAAGACCTCTGTAGCCATCCGAGATTAGACCTCAACGGGCCGCGGACTTCGATCCGCCGCACCTCGAGGGTTGAATAGTGCCGACCCGACGAATCGGGTCGAGCACCGGATACTTAGCCTCGCCCCTACGGTGAAGGGGGAGACCGAGCGTGAGGACTATACCCCGTCCAAGGGGATCAGTTTATTTGGACTTGCGACGGGTCTTGACCTTCGTCGAGATCTTCAACTTCGGCGACTTGAGGCGCTTGGAGTTCTTTTCCTTGTTGCGCTTCACGATCTTGTCGATACGGTTGGACTCGTCAGCCTCGTCCTTGAGCGAGACCTTCTTGCCCTTCTCGATCACGTTGCCGTCGCCGTCGTAGCGATGGCTGATGGGAAGTTTGCGAGATTCCGCGCTGCCGAGCTTCTGAAACGAGTACGAGCCTTCGTTGTAGAACGTGCGGTACATGGCTGGGCGCGGGTTTCTGGCATCTGGGAAGTGCTTCTTGAACTCCACGACGAGCTGCTCGTCGGTCTGCTTGTCCTTCTCGTTCTTGACGAAGATGTCATTCCACACTTCCACGACTGACTTCGACTTAGCTGACTTCGACTTCACCTTATCCTCCTTCATGGTTCCGCCGGCCCTCGAGGACGACGCGACCGGACTTAGTTGTGCAGAGGCGCGGGCGGTCGACTCCGGCACCTTGCAACCGTGCTTCGAGCAGAAGTGCTCGATGTTGAAGGCACCCGTCATGCACATGACGGACGCCTGATGTTCTGATCCCTGCTCCGCGGCAGGCCGCCTCAGCAGCACGACCCCAGAGTCCTCTACGAAGAACTCGAACGACGCCGGAGTCGGCGATTCAGTCCTCACCATTTCACCGGAGATCCTATCGCAGTAGCAGACGTGATCCGGGTGCCTGACTATCTGAATCTTCGGGGACTTGACAGCTTCCTTGCTCATCCTTCGTTCTCCCTGAACTTGACCATGATTTCCCTGACGGTCTCGACCGCCGACTTCTCGGTGAACACGTCCCCCTCCACCATGACGTCCACGTGCCTCTTGGCGAAGTCCGGCACGGAAGCCGGGTAGCCGAGGGTCGGCCGGCACGGCGACGTCATAGACCTGATCATCGCGCTGAACATCGCCAGCCGCAGGAACCCGAGGTCGCACGTGGCCGTGCTGACCGCGGCGATGTCGAGCGGTGCGTCCGGTTGCTTGACTCTGAACGACATGGCGAACCGCCTGGTAAGCGGACCGGGATTGAGCGCGGCCATGTACGCCGTCACTCCGACCGAGTGGCCCTCAGTGGTCAGCATGTCGGCGACCGCGCATATCGCCGCCCCGCGGTAGATCATGTGTTGCTGCTCGAGGCCCGCGTGCACCGTCATGTTGACGCCGAGCTCCGCGACGTGCTTGCGTCGCATGACCCTGACGATCCGGCTCCAGCCGTCCGGTCGCATCTCGGCGACGGCCTGAGGGTCCAGCTCCTCCCCCTCCTCCTGCCGGTCGCGGCGCTTGCGGCGCCGCTTGAGCGGGGGCGCGAGCTGCTCCTCGAGGCGGTCCCGCATCTCCTGGACGGCAGCGATGATCTCGGTCCGCGGTCGGACCAGCGACGCCCTGAGATTGTCGAACGTCGCGCCCTGCATCCAGTTCCTGCCACCGCGAGCCCTGCCGTCAGCCATGCCGACGTTGGTGGGGTGGAACCCACCCCCGACGGCGTCGGCCGCGTCAAACATCTCGCCGATCGACTCGTACTCCACGAACAGGTCTGCGCTGTCACCATTCACAGATTCAGTGGGTCTCGGTCCCGTCTTCATCGTCTTCATGGGGGCACTCCTTTCACCTCAGGACGGCACCTTGCGCTTCTCGTCGTCACTCCACCCCGAGAAGTACGTCTTCTTCACGTCCGCGAGACTCAAGCCGACCCCCATGAGCCTCGCCGCATCGGCGAGATTGCGAGTTGACATGACGCGGCGGATCTTCGCGGTCGCGATTGCCTCGCGCATCTTCCAACCCCACTCCAGGAGCTCCCTCCCGCGGTACGCTGTCGGCGACTCGCCGGCGTCGTCGGACGAAAGTATCGCGCCGACGATCGCCCTCTCGATGTCGCGGTCGTAGTCCATCTCGACCGTCCCCATGCGGAAGCGGTCCATGGTCGCGGCGTCGAGTTGGTTGCGGCCGACGTACTGGCGGTCCGCTCCGTTGCCGTAGGTGTTTGCGGCCGCGATGATCACGGACTTCTTGTGCCGCTTGATCGGTTCCGACTGGGCGAACGGGAGGCTGAGCTGGCCGTTCGCGATCGCCGCGTTGATCGCGACGAGGAGGTTCGGGTCGGCAGCGTCGATCTCGTCCAGGAGGTGCACGCCGCCCTCCTGGTAGGACTTCACGAACGGAGAGGGCTGGTACTTCCAGACCCCCTTGGAGTCGGGCAGCATGCGGCCGAGGAGGCTCGACTCGCTGACGCCCTCGCTCATCGAGTTGAAGGTGAAGTCGAGACCCATGGCGTCGGCCACCTGGGAGGCGAGGTGCGTCTTTCCGCAGCCCGCCGGCCCGACGAGGAACAGGGGCACACCGGCCTCGACCCGCTTGAGGGCGTCGACGAACTGGACGTGCTTGCCCCTCGAGTCGACCTTCTTGATCTCGGTCTTCGAGAAGCTCACGTGGACGATCGGCTGCTCCTTCAGCTGAGTAGAGACTTGATGCAGAACGGCCGCCGCGGCGTTCGCCGACTCCTCTCGGGCGATCTGCCGCACTCTGGACTCTGATATTCCGTTTTGAGAGCGCTGGTTCTTTGACTCATACCGCTGTGACGGAACCTTGGGCTTGGGCGCGCCGGCGAACGAGTGCGTGGACTCGTTGTAGCAAGTGCGGTACATGCGAATTCTTGAAACTGACCGGCTCTCCGGTGTGCTGTCGGGGAACTCCGACATCATGAAGTCGGAGATCTCCTCGTCGGACCAAGGATCACCGGCGATCCTGCCGGACGCGCGGTCCTCGTTATCCCTGAACACCTTGGCGAAACACTCGGTCACGCCGAGCCCGGTCGTGACGCCGGACTTCTTCTTGCCGAACTTGTCGCCCTTCACCTCACTCACCTCCGCTTCCACGAGGTCGAAACCCTGCTCCCTGGCGACCGAGTCGCTGTAGAGGCTCCACTCCTGGTTGCTGTTGACCGAGACCCAGCCGGCGCCGGCGGCGACGTGCTTGCCGCTGACGCAGCACGGTCCCGAGAATCTGTTCTTGTATGCTTTCTTTGCGTTCATGACTTCACTCCAGCACAACCGGTTTCGACTTCACACGCGGATGGGTTCTCCCGACTTTTGAGCCTGGTCGTACGCCGCGTCGACAACGGCCATGCCGTTCGCGTTCGCGTAGTGGGCGAGGATGGCCCGTGTGCACGTGCGGGCGGTCACGCTTCCGCCGCGTCCGCGACCGGGCTTGGCCAGGATGATGAACATGCTGCGGCCGCTGTGCCAGTCGGTCGGAATGACCCAGGCCGTCCATATGCAGGGCTTGCGGCGATACCACCCCGCGACCGCCACAGGCTTCGACACTTTGCGATTGTTGTCGACGTACGAGGCAACTTGATTGCGCTGAGTTTCGTTGAGAGCTGTAAAAACAGTCTTGAGATCAAACATCGCTCGGTCTCCTGGGGGGCGCCGCGGCCGGTATCCGACGGCCTCGGCGGTCCCTGATGGTATACCTTATTCTTCGGAAAGTATACCCTCAAGTTTCAAGTTTCTTGGACATTTCTGCAGATATTTTTGTCAAGGTTCTGTAAAGGTGAGGGGTAGGACGATCTTCTTGAACTTCCTGGCCGCTAGCTTGTGGTTGGAGGGGTCATTCCACCACCGGCAGCAGCCGCGGCCTCGCGCCTCGGGAAGGCACTCCCGCTTGACTCAAGGTCCTGGTGGTACGCGAGCAGGTTGATCGCGTCCACGACTTCGCTCCAGGGACGTTGCATCAGCTTCGACAGCCTGTCGCCGCACGATCCCACAGGCACTAGACCGGGATGCTTGCAGGATCGTCCCGGTGCTTCACCGATGATCATGATCTTCTTGTCACCGCTCATCCGCCCCTCCTCTCGATCTCGTCGGGCGACCTGTCTCGGTCACACCATAGGGCCCACACCGTCGCCGGCGAAGGCAGGTTCATGATCCAATCCAGCGCCGCCTTGATCGCTTTGATCATCCCGCGTCCTCCGTCCCGAACCGGGCCGCGATATCCATCACGAGCCTCGAGTCGGGGTGTTCAATGGTAACAAGGTACATCGCCCAAGGGACCCGCCGTCCTCCCTCGTGGACAGGCCAGCTCCGGAAGTCGACGAAGTCCGCCTCGACCAGGGTATTGCCGATGCCGTCTCTCGACCCGAACACTGTGGATATCGCGTCAAGCGCGGCATCGACGATGTTCTCGATCTCCTCGGGCCGGCACGCGGCGACCATCCGGTCGTCGGGAGCGGCGCCGGGAAACCTCGACAACTGCACCGGCCACCATATCGCGGTCTGCGTCATGACTCCCTCTCCTCCTTCCGCTGGATGATCTTCCAGCCCTTCCGATTGACGAGGCTGGCCAGGTTCGCGGTGCACTTCGTGTCCGCATCGGTGCAGTAGAAGCCGAATCCCAGCACGAGCCTCAGCGGCCACCAGCTACGCCGATACGTCATGGTCCAATGTTCATCGCGGTGCTTCCACTGAATCTTGATCCGCGTCCTCGCGTCGGGGGACTCGATCCAATCGCCGTCTCGCGGTTCATAATCCATGGGCGAGTCTCCTGATCAATATCCAGGATGCGGCGGCAGCGGCAGCGGCGGCAGGACCTCGCGCGCCATCGCCTCGGCCGTCTCGGCCTGATGGTTGGCGCGGTCCCTCTTCAGGGACTCCCAGCGCGCGCACTCACGCCGCCTCGCAGCGGCTTCCGGCCAATCCGTCTCCCACTGCTTTGCCTGGGCAGCGTGCGAGTTCATCGCCAGGTGCGCCGCGCTCGCCGTCGCGCGGCAGTCCCGCGCGAAGTCCTCGAGGATCGTCTTCAGGTCGCGTTCCATGCTGAATCTCCGTGGACCTGCCTCATCAGGCGACGGGAGGTCCTGCCCGTCGCGACCCGGCTCGCGCCGGGTTTCGGCTCAGTTGTTTGATGGATCGTGGTATATCTGAGATCCAGGTGTATTCGGGCGCTGGACGCCGCGCTCCGCGTTGCGTCGCTCGATCTTGCGCTTCTCGTTCTCGAGGATGATCGTGTAGTTCAGGTGCATGACTTCGTCGATCAGCTGCTCGGTGAGCTCTCGGCTTCGCGCGGCGTCGGCGAGCTTGCACTCCTCTGGGAACGCGGCTTTGAGCCGGTTGTACTGGTCTTCGTTGCACCCGAGCGAGAATCCGATCAGCCGACTGGAGAACAACGTCCCGCCAGACTCGTGAAACATGATTGTCACGAGATCCTGCTTCGTCTTCGACCAGGTCGAGCCAGACGCCGTGATCCGAGCGTAAGTCTCCGGGAGGATGATCCGCACTCCAGCGTGGTACTGTGAGAATGGATCGCCACAGCCGTTCGCGAGATCGACCACGCGAACCTCCGCTCCAGATGCGGAGATCGCCTTGAGGAGATTCTCGAGGGGTGTGTTCTTGCGCTTGCCATCAGTCATCTTCTGATCCTTTCCAACGATTCGCCGGGCAGTCTCGTCAGGCGTTGGGCGCCCGGCATGATCCTCAACGCGACCGGTCGGGTCGGCTTGACTTGGCGTCTTGACCTCTAGGAGGTGCTTGGCGGCTTGCAGAGGCCGACGCCGACCGGTTTCGACTTAGAGAGTTGAAAGAGCCCAGCCGTGTCCGAAGTAGTACCGCACGATTCTGAACGTGCAGTCGTTCAGAATGATCTTGTACGCGGCGCCTTCAAGCCCGACAGGCTTGACGTCGATAACGGTAGAACCGTCACCGAAGAGACGACGCACGCTAGCAGGCAGGTCTGAGAACTTCATGGCTCGGTGCTCCTAGAGAAGAGGCCGGGCGGTATCCGACGCCCGTGCCGAATAGCATCGGCTCGCCGTTAGGCGGGCCGGACTTGAGGTGTTCTTACTTGGCAGCCGCCGCAACGATGTCGGCGACTGCAGAGAGAATGCGCATCGCGTTTGCGTGATGGGCGGCTTGCTCGCTGATGGTGCACTGCTGCGTGGGCTGCAGCTTCCATGACCAGCCGCCGATCTCGACCTGCCAGTGTTCGCGGCCGAATGCCAGTTCGGCGGTCAGAGTCATGGGATTGGTGCTGGGCACGGGCAGCTCGACGCGAACCGAAGGCAGCGCGTGGTCGGTCAGGTCAGTGTTGATGACCACCCGGCTGATGCCGCCCCATGCATGGCTGCGCACAAGTGTCTCGATGGCCAGGCGGGCGTTCTCAAGGTTCAGGGCGATTGCGGCGGTGTCAACTTTCTTGCTCATAGCTCGGTCTCCTGGGGGGCGCCGCGGCCGGTATCCGACGGCCTCGGCGGTCCCTGATGGTATACCTTATTCTTCGGAAAGTATACCCTCAAGTTTCAAGTTTCTTGGACATTTCTGCAGATATTTTTGTCAAGGTTCTGTAAAGGTGAGGGG